GCTAAAGAGTTTTACTCGATAAAACATGGAAGTTGGATACCTTGGTAATGCTAGGCTCAAAAAAGTCGGTGTTGAATTATCCCTCACAGAAGAAGAAGTCAAAGAATATGTAAAGTGTGCTGAAGATCCAGTATACTTTATAGCGAACTACGTAAAGATTGTAAACGTTGATCGTGGTCTTGTCCCATTTGATATGTGGGACTTTCAAAAAGAAATGGTCAACGAGTTTCACAACAATCGTTTTACAATATGTAAAATGCCACGACAAGTTGGTAAAACAACTACCACCGTCGGTTATATGTTGTGGTGTTCTTTGTTCAATGAAGAATTTGTTATTGGTATTTTGGCTAACAAACTTCAATTAGCTCAAGACATTCTGGCTAAGATTCAAAAGGCATATGAATATCTTCCTGTTTGGCTACAGCAAGGCATCATCAACTGGAATAAACGTTCAATTGAATTAGAGAACGGCTCAAAGATTTATGCATATGCCACATCAGCAGCAGGTGTTCGGGGTGGTTCATACAACCTAATCTTTCTTGACGAATTTGCGTTCGTGCCACACAACTTAGCGGTAGAGTTTTTTACTTCTACTTATCCTGTTATCTCATCTGGTAAAACGTCAAAAGTAATTATTGTTTCTACGCCGAACGGTCTGAATCTATTCTATAAGATGTGGATGGATGCTTTAGAGGGTCGTTCGTTATATAAGACACTTGAAGTTCACTGGTCAATGGTACCAGGTCGTGATGAGAAGTGGAAAGAAGAAACAATCCGAAACACTTCTGAAGAGCAGTTCCGACAGGAGTTTGAGACTGAGTTTATTGGTTCTGCGGCTACGCTTATCTCTGGTGCAAAACTACGTTCAATGGCATTCCGTGATCCAGCACGTATTGAAGATGATGGTAATCTGTTCATTTATGAAGATGCTCGACCAGGCAGAATATACATTGCTACGGTAGACTGTGCTGAAGGTGTGAATCTAGACTATTCAACAATCAATATTCTTGACGCTACCGAAGCGCCCTATAAACAAGTGGCAAGATATCGTAATAATAAGTTGCCGTTACTATTCTTTCCAACGATTGTTTACTCATTAGCTCGTAGATATAATGAAGCCTACGTACTGATTGAAACAAATAATATTGGTCAGCAAGTTGTTGATATTCTTCATTACGATTTAGAGTATGAGCATATTTACAAGCTGGAGCATCATCATATCAAAGGTCAGAGCATTTCTTCTGGCTTCAAACGCTCAGTGGCTTTTGGTGTAAAAACGACTAAATCAGTCAAGAAAATTGGCTGTGCTAACCTCAAAACGCTGATTGAAAACGACAAGCTAATTATCAATGACTTTGATACGATTGCTGAACTGAATACATTCGTCAGAACAAAAGACACATTTGCTGCCGAAGAGGGTAATAACGACGATATTGTAATGGGTTTGGTGCTTTATGCGTGGTTAACAGCACAAGCGTTTTTCAAAGATGAGACAAGAATTGATATTCGTAAGATTATGTTGGAAGAGCAGAATATGCTCGTAGATGAAAGTATGGTGCCTTTTGGCTTTATTGACGATGGCGTTACACAAGAAGCCATGGCCGAAGATGGAGATGTCTGGGAAGCACCAGCTGGTTATTTATCATCAAGGTTGTAAAAAACTAAATAGACTATAAAAAGAATATTGACCCAACAATAAAAGGAGAAATCCAATGGCATTTCAATTATCACCTGGAGTGAATGTATCAGAGATTGACCTGACTACAGTTATTCCTTCAGTTGCCACTTCCACTGGCGCTTTTGTAGGACCTTTTAATTGGGGACCAATCGGTGCAGTAACAACTATTTCGGATGAAGTTCGTTTGGTAAACTCATTCGGCAAACCAGATAGCGATAATTATGAATATTGGTTCTCGGCAGCGAACTTTCTAGCATATGGCAATAATCTAAAGATTGTTCGTGCCCAAGGCCTTGGTGCCTTGAATGCTACAGCAAATGGTACAGGCGTACTTATCAAAAACGATGACGATTATGAAGATAATCACACAGGCTATGCAGCAGGTTCATACGGTAATACTGGTGGATGGGCTGCACGTTACGCTGGTTCACTAGGTAACAGCATTCTCGTTTCAATGGCAGATGCAAACACATACAATGTTTGGGCATACGCTTCACGATTTAGCGCAGTTCCTAACACATCACCATATGTTGCAAATCGTGGTGGTGCCAACGATGAAGTTCATATCGTTGTTGTTGACGAAGATGGATTGTGGACAGGCGCCGCAGGCACAGTTCTGGAAAAATATTCGTTTGTTTCTAAAGCACGTGATGCTAAAGATGACAGCGGAAATTCAAACTACTACAAAGATGTTGTCCAGAATCGTTCACAATACATTTGGTGGTTGTCACATCCAACGAACCTAGGAACAGGTACAGCATGGGGCTCAACTGCTAACGTTAGCGCATTCAAACTTCTTTCAAGCAACTCTTCAAACTCACTTTCTGGCGGTGTTGTTGGCACAGTTAGCACAGCAAACGTTACAAGTGGTTGGGATAGTTTCAAAAATGCTGAATCTGTTGATATATCACTATTAGTTACTGGTACAGGTAACAGCACGATTGCTTCATATGTTATCAGCAATATTGCAGGTTCACGTAAAGACTGTGTTGCATTCATTTCACCAGAAAAAGCAGACTGCGTTGACAATGCTGGTCAAGAAGTTACATATATTAAAGCCTTCCGTAACGGTCTGAATACTTCATCATCATATGCATTCTTAGATTCTGGTTACAAATATCAATACGATAAGTATTTTGATGTATATCGCTGGATACCACTGAATGGTGATATTGCAGGCTTATGTGTACGTACAGACACAGAACGTGATCCTTGGTTCTCACCAGGTGGTATGAATCGTGGTGTAATCAAGAACGTAATCAAACTTGGATGGAATCCAACTAAAGCAAACCGTGATGAACTATATCAAGTTGGTATTAACCCAGTTGTTTCGTTCCCAGGTGAAGGCACAGTTCTATATGGCGATAAGACTATGTTGAGTAGACCAGATGCATTTGATCGCATCAATGTTCGTCGTTTGTTCATCACTCTTGAAAAAGCAATTTCACGTGCAGCACGTTTCTCACTGTTTGAATTTAATGATCAGTTCACACGTGCCCAGTTTGTTGCATTAGTTGACCCATTCTTGCGTGATGTTCAAGGTCGTCGTGGTATCACAGACTACCGTGTTGTTTGCGACGATACGAACAATACACCAGAAATTATTGATCGTAATGAGTTTGTTGGTGACATTTATATTAAACCTGCTCGTTCTATCAACTTTATTCAACTGAACTTTGTTGCAGTACGTACAGGTGTAAGTTTCAATGAAGTTGTTGGTTCAGTTTAATTAAAGAGAAACAGGAGAAAATTAAATGGCATTTAACGTAAATCAGTTCCGTTCACAATTAACAGGTGACGGTGCCCGCCCAAATCTATTTGAGGTAAGTTTGCCGTTTCCTGCGTTCTCATTACCAGGAAACGCACAAACAAAAACAACGTTCATGTGTAAAACAGCACAACTTCCAGGGGCAACTCTGGGCGTTGTGCCAGTACAATACTTTGGTCGTGAATTAAAGTTTGTCGGCAATCGTACTTTTGCAGACTGGACAGTAACAATCATCAACGATGAAGATTTTGTTGTACGCAACGCATTCGAACGCTGGATGAATGGTATCAATAGCCACAATCTAAACGTTCGCAATCCTTTGGCTTCTAGCCCATTAGGATATACAGTTGATGGTGAAGTTACTCAGTTTGGTAAAGCAGGCAATTCAATTAAGAAATATAAATTTGTTGGTATGTTCCCAACTGACATCACACCTATTGATGTTGATTGGGGTTCCAATGATACGATTGAAGAGTTCTCAGTAACTCTTACATATCAGTGGTGGGAAGCAGTTGCAGATGGTGTGATCTAACAGTAAGGGTGTTTTACCCTTACTTTTATTTTAGAATGGATAATTAATGGCGATAAAACTTTTCGGCTTCACGATTGGGTCAAAGGATGTTGTTCAGCAAGAAAAACCTGAACAATCATCCTTTACTCTGCCTTCTGCCGCACAATTAGATGATGGTGCAGTTACCGTTACGCAGAATGCGTATTATGGTACTTATGTTGACTTAGAGGGTTCTGTCCGTAATGAGATTGAACTTATCACACGATATCGTGAGATGTCAAATCATCCAGAATGTCAAATGGCAATTGATGAAATTGTCAATGAAGCCATTACACATGACGAATCTGGTAAAGTTGTTGACATCGTTCTAAACAATCTCAAACAACCAGAATCAATCAAAAAGAAAATCATTGAAGAGTTCAACACAATCGTTAGATTATTGAACTTTT